CAGTCTCTCCGTCCCTATTTTTCGCGCATATAATCTCTGCGATGCCCTTATCCTTGGATTCCTCGTTATAGTAATCATCCCGGTAGATAAACAGGACCTTGTCAGCCGCTTCCTCGATGTTGCCAGATTCTCGCAAATCTGAAAGAACTGGCTTTTTTATGCTTCGCTTTTCTACTTCCCGATTAAGTTGCGCCAGCAACATAATTGGAACGTTAAACTCCCGCGCCATAAATTGTATTTTCTTAGCTATTCCTCCAAAATGCTCATGAGCGCTTGCGTTTGCCAGGCGTTTGTCCGCTATGAGCGTCAAAAAGTCAATTATTACCAACAACGGCCATTTTTTGCTTACTTCCCTTGCTATTATGCTTTTTATATCTGCGGTTGTTATCGTACCATCTATAATTTTGATTGGCAGGTCTATTAGCTTATTCAATGCTTCTTCAAGTTTATCCAGCGCTTCTTCCGTAAGTTGTCTATTCCGGTAATCCCTTGAATTTATTCCCGCCTCAGCACATAGAAACCGATCCGCAACACGTTCTTTACGCATCTCCAGGCTAAAAATTACTACAGGCACGCCCTGGCCAGCAACGTTACGGGCAATATTCAGCGCCAGCGCAGTTTTCCCCATACTGGGCCTTGCTGCAAGGATAATATTTTCACCTAAACCTAACCCTTCAATGAGGTAATCAAGGTCGATAAACTCTGTCCTGAAGCCTTCGAATGCTTTACCTTTGGCAGCATCAGAAATATATTTCTGAAATCTTTCAGCGGCTAATGTTTCCATGTCCATTATCCCGGTATTTTTTATTTTCTTAGTTGCAGCTAATATAAGGGCATCAACGCCGGCAACTGTATCGGCAACACTTTCACTATTAGAACTGATTAACTCAATGCTTTTTTCACATGCCCTGCGCAGTTCCCGCCGCACATAAAGATCATAAAGGTTTGCAGCATGGTCAACGGCATATGCTGATATTACCGCCTCATTGGTAAGTTCAGCCACATACACCGCGTCTTTTACTTCGTTTGCAAGCATTACTAAGTCAAAATGCTGGTGCCTCTCATACAGTTTGAGCATTGCCTCAAACACCGCACGATTTTTGGGCACATAAAACACGTCAGGCGTATTAACATATTCCAGCACAGCGTTAAGCTGCTTGGGATCAATTATCAGCACACACAATAAGGCCCTCTCCAGGTCGGCACTGTAAAGAGCTTTCTCCTTCATTTGTCAAGCCCCCATGCTTCGGCCAGCCTCTGCCCCGGCGGAAAGTCGGCATTTCCGAGGGAAACGGCATCCCTGGAGGAGTCGGCATCCTCCCTGCGGGGTGAGGGCTTATCCGGGAGAGCGGCACTCCCGTCATAAGGCGGGGAAGCGGCATCCCCACGTGGTGCCCTGACAATTAGATTGTGGTAAGGTGCGGCAACCTCACCGTTTTTTTGCTGAACCATTTTTATTTTCTTGCCTGTTTTTTCTACTTCGGCAGCCTCGCGTGTCGTTATTCCCACGTCTCTGAGCCTGTCCAGAATTTTAGTGATATAAGATATACGTCTAGCATTGTTGGCAGCGGCCTCCTCGATGGCATAAATAATCAAATCGGATTCAAAGCCGTCTTCAAGATATGCGGTAAGCCGGTCAATGTCATATGGAGTAATTCCAGGATAAATACATTCGGTAAATTTGGTAATTATTTCCTTCGTCGAATTGTCGTCGAATTGTCTTCTAGTACTAGTACTTCTTTCTTTCTTTTCTTTCTTTCTAGGCGACACGTCGTTGACTTGTCGTCGAATAGTCTCCGATGTGTCGTCGAATAATCGAGTGAATTTATAATGCCATTTATGGCGGTCATTACCAAAGTGCTCTTTACCGCACCATTCAAGCCATTCTGGAAGAGGAATATTAGGGGGGGAAGGTCTGTCAAGCGTCTGATGTTTATGAAAATTTCTAATCCAGGCATAATTTTTCCCCGCTACTTCGTAAAAAACGATTTTATTAAGCTCTGCTAATTTTTCCAGCCAATTTTTAACGTCTTTAAGGTCTATATTGTCTCCAGGGAATATTTGCATTTTAAGCTGTAAAGGGCTTGGTTCGAAGCATCCGCTGTCGTCTGCTACACACCAAAGACCCTCATAAAACAGCCTTCCCCAGGCGTCAAAGTTTGCTATAAGATCTTCGTCGCTAAAAAAAGACGGACTTACCATGCGTTTGCGCAATCAGATCACCCTCTGCTGTATTTAAGAAACTCCACACCCCATGCCAATAGGAGCACAAATATCCTTTCCGGATCCGTTTCCGCGGCAATCTGCTTACTTAATTCCCGGGCTCGCTTCTCGATGTGAGCCGCACGGTGACAAATACGACATAAAGCCTGCAGGTTTTCAGCGGTATCATTGTTAAAGTTATCCGGATAATTTGTATGATGTGTTTCTTTGGCTTCTGCGCCGCAGCCTTCACAACGTCCCTGGGCACGTGCATGGACTTCATCTCTTAAAGCTTGCCATGCTGGACTGTTTAAATATTTTTGGTAATCTATAGGCGCTTCAGTGGTCAATATCCCTCATCTCCTCGGCTTTCGCCTAATTCGCTTCCACCAGCCCGGTTCCACTACCCACTCACCCTTTACCATCCGGGAATCAAGCGGGTCAATATCTCCTATACCGCAGGTTTCCGGCAGTGGGTAAGGGAACAATAAATGGCTTTCAGATTTTTCGTTCATGGCCACTTTCCACAACCTCCGCCTGGTGTCCAACTCTACTGCTGGGGCAATATTTAGCTGTTCCGGTTCCCTGGGCCGATAAGTTCCCAACTGTTACCGTTATTACGCAGGCTTGTCCAGGGGAACAAATCTCTGCTGCCATTTAGAATCGGATCGCCCGTCATCTCCCGCCGCCGGTCCAGAGTAATATTGCCGGACTGTATATCAACAGTCATAACCGGTGCTTTGGGCAGTTTTTCGGTCACAGGTAAATCTTTTATAATTTCCTTGGCCATAACCATCGCTGTCTCACCTCCTCCGCTTTCGTTCCTGGTTGCTTCAAAGACCGGATTCGTTTCGTAATTTTTAATTTCTCTGATAATGTCGCTTCCTAAAACACCGCGCTTTCCCGTTCACACCACCACCTCCACCCTACTCCCTTCCGGCGTCTTATGCACGTGAATCTGCTGCGGGAAGGCTTCCTTCAGCTCATCGATGTGTGATATGCAGATAATCTTGGCAAAATCCTCGGCAATAGTGTTAATGGCCTCAATGAACTTCACCCGGCCCGCCTGGTCTAGACAAGATGCATTCTCGTCCAGAACCAGGGTCTCAATCTTCGTGCCGGCGCGTCTGGCCAGGAATTTGCTGATCGCCAGACTGTTGGAGATATCCACCTTGAATTTCTCGGCGCCGGACCATCCCTCGTAAGGACGGGTACCCAGTTCGTCAGAGATAAAGATATCCAGCGTTTCTGCAATGGTACCGCTTTTGTTCTCTTTCTGCGTTGTTATCTCCACGGACATGCGGCCGTTGGTGAGGCGTGAAAGAAGGTCATTTGAGATATCCTCAATCTCCGGCAGAGCGTTTTCGATGATCAGCGCGGGGATCCCGTTCTTACCAAAGGCCTGCGCCAGGGTCACGTAGAGTGTGAATTGTTTGGCCAGAACGGCAGCCTTGCAGTGGATTTCTTCAGCCTCTTTCTTAGCCTGCTCCAGGCCTGTCAGCTGCTGATCAACCATCCCGAGATCACGCTGCAGCTGGGTCAGTTCGTCTCCAACCATGCCAACGAGAGCTTTTAACCGGCTCATGGACTCTTTGCAGAGGTCAACCTGCCTGACGACTTCAGACAGTTCCCGGAACTTACCCTGCAGTTCCAGGCGGCGGGCCTCTTTGCCATCGATCTGGGCCCGGAACTTGTTTCTCTTCTCTTCGCTTTCCGCCAGGGTCTGCCTGGCCGCCGGCAGCTGGTCCTTCCCGGCCGCCCACTTTTCAAGCAGGGGAACCGCGGCCTGCAGTTTGTCCAACTCGGTCTTGGCTTCCCCCATACCTAGCAGATCCGCCTGCAGTTTATCATGGCGGACGCCGAGGGTATCAGCTGTACTCCTCAGCTGAGCCGCCTGCTGCTTCAGGTTCTCCAGCAGTTCTGCTTTCCCGGAGAGCGCCGTGGCTTCGTCGGCCAGTAGGCGGAGTTCTTTTGCTCTGATTTGGAGCGCCCGCTCTTTTTCAGCGTCATAGCCTATAGCATCCCTGGCGGCAACCAGATACAGATATTCCTTGCGGCGATTCTCAACATGGGGCACCTCATGGCTTTCAATGTAAGCCAGCGACTTTTGAACGTTAGCCAGTTCCTCTTTTGCCTTAATAGCGTCAGATAGGAAGCGACACTTCGCGTTATCAGGATCAATACAGCCGGACTGCTGGAGCATGGCTACCTTACCCTCATGGACAGAAATGGCCAAACGATGCTTTTCTAAGGACCGGTCAAGCTCTTTTTGAGCATCCTGCCAAGTTTTTTCAGCGAATACGGCCTTATTATTGGCCGCTGAATACTCGTCAAACATGACACTGACGCGCTCCAGTTCACTGATCACCTGCTGGTACTCAGCAGCCGCCGTCTCCAGCTCATCCCGCCGGCAGAGGGCTATCTCCGTTGATGTAATCTGGCCTATTACCTTCTGTAGATCTTCGCGGGCCTGCCGCAGCTGGCGGTAGACATGGCCAGACTCTTCCTCGAGGGATTTCCACTGTTGCAGCTGTGTCTCCAGAACCGCAATCCGTTCCCGGGTTGCATCCAGCTCCTTCACCTTGGCCAGAATCTGGGTCTCATGCTCAAGAACTTTCCTCGCCGTCTCCACCTGTTTTTCGAAGGCCTGCAGCTCTTCCTGAATGGCTGTGATCTCTGCCTTGAGGCGGTCATCTTCTTCCACCAACGTGGGGTATGCGTCCAGCCTGGCCTGCAATTTCGCGTGCCGCTGCGTGGCGTCATCCAGATCAGCCTGGTGCTTTTTCTGCTCTGCCTGTTTGTCCGCTATTAATGCGGTCAGGCCTACTTTCCGGGAGAGCAACGCCGGCATATCCGCCAGTTTCAGCTGAATTTCATCCTGCTTAGCCTCCAGCACCTTCAGCTCTGTATCCAGGCTCTTGGCCTTCTGGTTTGCAGTATCCTGGAGCTTCTCATAAATCTCAAGGCCGAGAATCTGCCCGAGGATCCTCTTCCGATCGGCGGGCTGGGCGCTTGAGAAACGATCAGACTTGCCCTGAAGCATAAAGCAGGAGCTGATGAAGGTTTCGTAGTCCATCTTAAGCAGATCGCGAATCTTCTGGTCCGTCTCCCGGATGCTGGCGCCGGTAATCGGCAGCCATTCCCCGCTCACCCACTTGGCCAGCTCGACGGTAGACTTCCCCTTGCCTTTATTACTCCGGGCCCGGATGATCCGATAGAGTTCACCGCTTAGGGCAAACTGCAGCTCCACCGTAGCCTGCTCCTGGCCCTGGCGGATGTAGCGATCAATGTCTTTGTACCGGCCCTCACCGTAGAGGGCAAAGGTGATGCTGTCCAGTAACGAGGACTTTCCTGCCCCGTTTTCGCCCAGAAGTGACGCCACATGGATATCGGTCAGGGGCACCTCGGCCTGGCCATAACTCAGGAAGTTCTGCAGGTTTATCTGCACCGGCCTCATAACGCACCCACCTCCTGCACCAGCTCTTCTGCGAGGGGAATCAGTTCTGCCGCTTTCTCCACAGAGAGTTCGTTGACGTCACACCATAGCTTCAGAGCCTTTAGGGGTGTCATTTCCGCTGTTGCATCGGCCGAGCGAACACGGGAGCTTTTCTCAATGGTTGCCTTGATTTCCGAGATATAATAAGCACCGGCGTTATACAACTGCCTGGTCAGCAACTGCGGACTAATTAATTTTGCCTGCTCCTGGGTTGCATTGTATTGAAGCCTAACAATGGCATCCTCAATGGCAACAAAGTTCAGTCCTTCGATGATATGCTCCGCCAGCGGTGTCAGGGTAGTAAAACGCCGGGCCGGGGTATCGATAAATCGTGATTCCTGATATTGACCACTGTCATCAAACTCGTGGATCCAAAAGCCGGGATGGTTCTTTTCCTCATCAAACCGGAGCCGTTCCGGGGATCCACAATAGAACGTTGGTACCGAAAGCCCCTCTATCTTCTGCGGCCGGTGAATATGTCCCAGGCACACCAGGTCAAAATTCGATCCTTCTATGGCTTCTTTGGTCAATACCGGTTCCTGCTGCTGCAAAAGATCCTCAAATCCCTTGTCTGCCCCTACGCAAGTGATATGGGCCAACAGAATACTCGGGGTGTAGTCGCACTCGGCGGCCAACCCCATTACGAGCTGTGTGATTTTACTTGTCATCAGCTGGTGAATCTCGTGCGGCGCAAGTTTGGAGTATTCTTCCTTGCTGGCAATTTGGGAACGGCTAAGGCCCGGCAGGCAGGCAATGGATACCGCGTTTTCAAAGGTAATTACATCCGGAGCAGTGCAGATTGTCACTCCCGGGATCCGCATTTCTTTTAGCAACTCATAAGCGGCAATAGCATCGTGGCTTGGGGTACCGCTTATAGCGATACCCTGTATGCCGGCTTCAGATAACTTCCGGAGCCAAGCCACACAGGCAGCTATCTCCACCGAGGCGCGGGTAAGAAATACGTTGGCATCCTTGAAGAAGTCGCCGGCAACCAGCACCAGGTCGCAGCGCTCTTCGATGATGTGGTCTGCTACCCAGTCCATGACGCGGCAGATATCCTGGAAGCGGGAATCCGGGGAGGGCCCGGCGTAACCGAGCCCCCAGTGGATATCCCCAACATGGGCAATCTTGATCATTTCCGGCTGCCCCCTCGCTGCTGCTTGCCGGACTCCTTACGGATTTCGTTCTGGCAGTCCACGCAGTAGGGCTTGCCGTAGGTTTTCATGCTGTATTCCACTATTTGATCAGCACTCCATGTTCCCGCGGCAAATATGGGCTGGTCACAACGTTTGCAAATAGTAGCGTTATTAAGGTCCTCGTCGGGTTCAGGCTCTGGTTCAGGGTCAGGTTCCGGATCCGGCTCTTGTTCCCATGGAAAGTCTCCCGATTCTCCTGTCTCATTGGTCACGTCAATAACATCATCACCTTCCGCCGGCCCGCCGGGATAATGCTGCCCCTGCTGACGATAATCTTCCACATCAACGGCAGGGGGCATTTTCTGGCCGGAAGAAAGCTGCTGCACACTGCCCTGGCCAAAGAGATCAGAGGCGGATTTAAGGCTTTGCGCGGCCACCATGCGCTTGACTTCCGGATCCGAATAGTCAGGCGTAAAATCGACCGTGGGTACCGCAAAAGGTTTCTGCAACTCCACGGGAGAATACTGGTGCTTGATACTGAGCAGCGCTCGCACTACCCGCAGCATAGCGCCAGTCTCGGCCCGCATGAGTTTGTTTTTCTTCCACTGGATCATGTTGGTCCGCGTCTGGGTGTCAGCCCACTGCTCGGGACTCATACCTTTAAGCTGCTCCTTGCTCATTGACTCAGCCTTTTTCAGGTTGGACTCAAAGGTCTCAGCTTCAATTACGTCCAGGTCAATCTCCTTGGTTGCTTTAAGGGGAATCCATTCCCCGCTGGGCTTTCTCATCGCACCCACGGCCTGGAAGAGGACGTAATCCTTGCTTGAGCTTAAGACCCTGGTATCCTGCCAGTTCCAGACGATACCGGCCGCAGTGGCAAGCTTAAGGATTCCTGTCTTGGATAGGGATAAAATATCTTGCCAGTTGTTACCCACCTTCTTACTGCCAACCTTAAACACATCCCCGCCTTCGGGATCAGGATTGATCTTCACTTCCTCCACACGGATCCGGTGGTAGGGGGATATCTGGGTCATCCTGGATTGCGGGAAAAGAACGTTGTATTTGCCTTCGTAATCTTTAAGTTCAATGAGGGATGTTTCGGTCTTGGCCAACTACTTCACCCCCAGGGTTTCACGTACTTGCTTATCAGCGGCCACGGCCAGCTCAATTGCCTCTGCGATGCTATCCGCGTATGCTTTAACCTCGAAGCTGGCCTCACCTTTGGCGTTCCTTGCAATCTTTACGGAGCTTTGGCTCCTTTGAATCTCTTGGTTGTCCATGATTATTCTCCTTTCAGCAATTCAAGATTGTGTTTCTAAGCGGTTTGCCCACTTGGTTTGGTTTGTTCCCTCACATGTTCTTTTGTCATTCCAAATAATTTCTTAAATTAGCTCGATGATTATGGTTTTCATTCGTTTCCTCCTCCGCTTCACTCTCCAGGAGTGCCCGCAGCGCCCGAATCATCCGCTCCCGGTCCGGGCTATATGACCGGGTGAAGGTTAATCCTTTGGGGTTTTTCACAACGTTTTCCACAGCCGCGAGCCTCCTTTCTTATTGCCTTGCTTCAAAAATCATGCTATACTGGGGTCAACAAAGCACTTACCAGTGTTAGCGGCCGCTCTTAAGGCGGTCTTTTTCTTTTGCCGGTTTGCTCGATGCCACGATAAGTCCACCACTTTACCACTCCGCATCCCCGCCAGGTAGGCCAGAAACTCGCTTTTCCGGCCCTTAAACATTGCTACCGGTATGCTCAATCCTCATCCCTCCTTTCTTAAGTTATCTGCGGTTGCAGGGCTTTTACCGGAAAGAACGTTTTTGAGCCATTTGGCGGCCGCTTCATACGCAGCGGCCTTGCCGTTATGAAAGCCGCACATATAGTTATCTATCATATAGTTATCTATCGTTCGTTCGGCTTCTTCGCGGCTTTCCTCGGCGAGCTCTTCGCACGCCTCGATGATAGCTTGCAGTCTTACGGTTACGAGAACATCCATATTTGCCTGCCTCCCTTCTATGCCGCTTTTTTCTTATACCCACACCCGACCAGCTTCCGCCGATGAGCCCGTATCTCGTGGTGCAGATTCAACTCATGCTTTTCAGAGATATTGACCAGGAACACCGGGATACAGGTCATCAGGTCAAGCAGTTCCTGGATTGTGGTATGTATGCGCCGGCGGTCCTCATCCGTCAGATGCTCAGGCCGGCACTTATTCACCAGGTTCAACTCCCGGAGTCCTGCGGCCGCCTCTTCCAGCTCCTCAGCCAGTTTCGTCTTTGTCCCCAGGATTGATAAGTCCACGATCTCCCCATCAAGCCAACCGCTGAGGAAAATGTTTACCGGGTCCTCGGCCGCAATCTCCAGGGCTAGGCGCGGGCTGAGCTTTGCCAGCTGCTCCCTAGCGTCGTCGGGAAGTGACCTGCGGCCGTTGGCCCAGGCGGTGACGGATTGCCGGCTGTAATGCGTCATTCTGGCCAGTTTCTCGTGCGTGATTCCCAGGCGGTGGAGTTCCTCGTTTAGTGCAGTAGCAATCGTCAATTTTTTAGCCTCCTTTGTAGCGGGTTAAGTATTGGATGATACTGTCAAATCATATATCATCTGATATAGATGATGATAATAACTGCTATTGCTGCATACGTTACCGCCCAGGCGTTGCGGTCGTCCCGGAGCCAGTCAATCAGCTTACCATACACTGTAGATCTCCCTCCTCCCTGATGGTGATATTGGTTGCCCTGGTGCCAACGAAGCCAATTACAAGGTTCGTATTAAGCAAAATAACAGCTGAATTTTCAATCGGCGCTAAACAGTAAGAGCAGCGGTCGGGATATTCCTGGCCCCGGAACTCAATTACTCCCTGTAGTTGTGGCATGGTCGTACCCCCTTTCGCAGAAGCTGGACCAGAGCACCTTCCATGACGTGGCGAATAATTTCACTGTTTGTGTTGAGATAGATTCTGCGGATTCTTTCATAAGAGAGCTGGTCCTGAAGCTTGTTGTTGTAAAGATTTGGATTATCATAGAAAATCAAACGCCGTCTCTCCTTTCTCTTTCTCGCAGCTCCTGCCTGGCGAAGATTCGGGCCAGGGCCAGCAGGTTGGGATATAACGCCCACTCCAGATCCTCCCGGGTCATGCCATGGGGGAGTTCGGATTCCTTTTCTATAAGCTTGGGGATGTTGGGGCAAACTTTGGATATCATGGCTGGCCTCCTTCCTACCGGCTGGCGGCTTTGGAGTGGGTTGTGGGTTTTTCTAACTCGTACGGTGAGTTAAATACGTCAAAAAAAAGTACTTCTTTTGGGGTATTTAATATTTTTTCAAGTAGTAGCATTTTACTTATAGATGGAGTGGAACGACCTCTTTCCCAATGAGAGTATGTTTGTTGCTCAACACCCACCATTTTTGCTATTTCCGTTTGAGTACGATTACCTCTGGCTTTTATAAGATATGTTCTGGGCTGCATTTATAACACCACCTACAACTCATATAGTGAGTAACCTTTCTTTAATTATAAACTCATATAATGAGTATGTCAACCCCTTTTACTGAGATTTTTAGTAACTATTTATTTTTACTAACTATAATAGTAGTATGTAATTACAAATTGGGATGGAGCGCAAATAGATGATAGGCAAACGATTAAAAGAATTAAGAGAAGAAAAAGGAATAACCCAAGAGCAATTAGGTAAACTTGTTAATTTATCTCAACAAACTATTGGGCATTACGAGGTAAACAGGGCAAAACCTGATATTGAAACTATAGAAAAACTTGCCGAATATTTTAACGTTTCCACCGACTACCTCCTTGGCCGCACCAACAACCGCAAAGATAGTGCCCCCACCCTCGACGACGAACTCAACGCCATCATGCGGGAGCTGGGGCCGGAGGCAACCCGCGCAGGTCTCTGGCCAGCAGCGGTGAGACAAACATGTTCTGCCTGTCCTCGTCCGTACGCAGGTAATGGTTTTCAAAGTAGCGCATGTCCTCCCCGCTAAGAAAGAATCCGCCAAACTTGCTCTCCGATGGATATTCCCTGGAAATATCAGTAATGGGATAAATTAAAACCTGGAAACACAAAGAAGGACAACCGCGGTCACGGGCCATTAAAGACACCACAGCCGCCAGGTTGCCTCCGGCACTTTCCCCACAAACCGCAACCCGGCCGGCATCGCCTCCCAGCAAACGGGCATTCTCTGACACCCATTTTGTCGCCAGGTAGCAATCGTTTACCGCGGTGGGGAATTTATGCTCAGGGGCCAGGCGATAATCCACAGATACCACCACAGTCTGAGCCCCATTGGTGAGAGCACGCAGGGGCGCATCTACAACCTCGAGATCGCCCATAACCCAGCCCCCGCCGTGGAAATAGACCAGGATAGGGAAAGGCCCTTTCCCTGTAGGAGTATAAATACGGAGTTTGATTTCTCCATCCTGCACGGGGATTACACGGTCTTGCATGTTCGCCACCGGCTGCGCAGCCAGAGACGTTTTTTTGCTGAGATAATTCATCCCGGTTCGATTTTTTTCCGGTGATAACGTATGGATGGGGACACCGCCCAGCGACTTTAAATAATCAAGGAATGCTTGTGCCTGAGGATGTAAAGTCATAATATTTCTGGCCCTTTCAATATTTATATTTGATATCCCATCCAATTTCCATTATTCCGCCTGCCAGCCGGCGATGTAACTCAAACCGGGGAAACCCTGTGCCTGCGCTTCCCTCACCCATCTCCCGGACATACCCTTCTCCATAGCAACAAGGGAAAAGTGGCACATGGCAATACCCATATCAATGTTCTGGACGCGGATTTTGCCCAAAGCCCGGTTGTAAAAACGGTTTTCCTGCAGGTACAGGTGGAACCGCCCTTCCCGGTCTTTGATGATCCGCCAGGGCTGGCGGTTGGAAGCCGAAGGGCCCTGGCGTACCGCCTCCAGAGCCTCCCTGTAGATGCCTGCCTCTTCTCCGGTTAAGGGAGTCTGCCCGTCCGGGCCCAGAAAGAGTTCGCTCCAGGGTTTGCGCCGCTGAGAAGAAGCCCACCTTCTCATCATCTCCTCGATCACACTTTTTTTATCCGCAGCATATCCGATGGGAGATATGGCCGGCAACAGTTCTCCTTCCACTAATCCCATCTGCCGGGCGAAAGAACTCCTGCGGAACGTCCCCGCAATCCAGCAGGTCCCCAACCCCAGGGCGGTAGCCTCCAGGATGATCCGCTCCATGCAGAAGCCCAGGTCTTCCAGGACCCCCTCTTTATCAGGCACCGCCCCCAGCAAATAGAGTCCGGCACCCCGGATAACGCCATAGGTTCCCAGCCGGCGAAGCTCGTCCCTGCTCACCTTCCCCAGATCCAGCAAGCGAAAGTGGATGGAAGTTCCCAAAGGGCCGGTACAGTTTTCCCTTATACACTCTTCCAGCCGGGAACGGACTTCTTCACCAACTGGCTTCGTATCATCGTAGGTGTGAATGGATTCCCGCTTCTTGATTATTTCCATGGCACCTTTCATAACCGTTACCAATATGAGCATCCTCCCTGCGAATGCATTTTCCGGCTGCCCGGCAATGCGTCACTTTCACCCCTGGTATATAATATCCATAACATCAATGTGTTACGGAAGCATGGACTTTCATAATATTTAGGCACTTAACTGTAAATGACATTCGTGAAAAATAAGGGTTTTTCCTGCCTCTGTGTGAAATGGTTTGGATTACAACATACCTTTTGTTTTGTTTCTGTGACATTAGCACACTTTCCTTTCATAGTGACATTTTGCCCAGATAATTAACAATGTGACATTATCACAGATTAAACACATTTTTACCCATTTTTTATTGTAATTAATTGGCAGTGGTAGTATGTGGTAGTATAATAAAAGCACAGCTTGCAGGCTACAGGTGGTGATTGCAATTGGATAATATGGAAGCTATTAAAGAGAAAATAATACCCATTTTAAAACGTCATAATGTTTTGAAGGCAGCGATATTTGGTTCATTATTTTAAAAGGAGAATTAAACAGCGCCAGTGATTATTTAAATCAGAGCCCTAATATACCGCACATATGCTCCCATATGTTTCATTATAAGGATGGAATGCAGAATTTAAGCTCACTTACACTCACAGAGGCAAGCTTCACAAGCGCCAATAAGCTTAAGTATTATCATTTATAGAAATCATAAAAATGTGGATGACCTCTGTTAATTGCAGGAAATATTATGAGTCTTGTGGAAATATATCGATATTAAGCATCTTACCTAAGAGAGAGCACGAAAAATAGTGTTATTCCGACCTTATGTAGCAATACATAAATAATAAGCCTGCTAAATTATTTTGGGGGATCATATGTTCGATACATGGCAATCAGTATATAATATGAAAAAAGAACATACTATTTTGGACGGATGGTGTTTTTCATCGGAATCCGATTGCTCTCACTATTTGAAAACACGTGTAAAGGCAAAAATCGAGCAGGCAAATTCTACATCTTTGTTGCAAGAATATCTCGTGGAGATGGCTGACACGGGATTTAATACAGATGTGCTTCGCATGCAGGTTGATAATCCTCCCTTGCCAAAGGATTGGGAAGTTGGCGAGGCTTTTGCCGAAGTAATGCTTGAAGATAAATTTGATGTCTCATTCCCTTGGCCTACGGCTTGGGATAAACGAACCCCAAACGCAAGCCTGCCTGGCCCGGACATCCCTGGGTTTTATAACAAGGAATTCCCACAGTTCCTTTTTGGAGAGGTGAAATCATCCTCGGAGGAAAGGTTTCCACCACAGGTAGTTAACAGCGGTGACGACTGCCTTTGTAGCCAAATAAAACGGCTATTAGCTTTCGAGCCACGCCGTCAGCAACTAATTGGATGGCTTCTCGTGAGGACAAAAGACTCACCTCGCTGGAAGCCAATATTTGACCATGCCATGGGACTCTACGCACAAGGAGAGGCATGTGTTTGTGGAGTTCTAGTACGTGGTGGAATTTCTCCAACCACTGATGACTTGTCGGCGGTACAGGATGAGGTAACATCCTGTACCGGCACTTTTAAGGTTATTTTACTCGCATTTTACCTTCCATTTGAAAAATCAAAGTGGGTTGAAATAATCTATGGAACGGAGTCAGTTAATTGAGCGCTTATCCATCAGATTATATTCTTCATAAATATGGTGGCATTGAAGCAATTAAAAAGCAGGTTGACACCTCGCGGGTCTTGCTTGCAAAAACAGTGCTGACCCAAATTGCTAAAGGTGACAAGTCTGCCAAAGCTGAGCTGTCCATTCCACAATTGACCGAAATGCAAAATGCCCTTCAGATAGTGGAGTTGCGTGCGTTAGATCTAATGCATGATTGGAAACATGATTCTAACTCATTAGAAGGACAAGAATTTAAAAAGACATGTTCCTTCGCTTTTGATCTACGGCGGTCACTGCCCGAGCCTTCCGATCCAGATGAAGCTTTAAAGTCTTGTTTAATGCTTGCCTGTATGGCAGTGCTTGGCGATCGTACAGCAGACATTCGTCGTTTTTTCAGTGAACGCCCGTGGACGATTCCGGACGCATCGGAATCACCAGCGGGATGGGCACAGCGATTATTCTACACTACAGCAGATGCTTTTTTACGTTTGGTGCGCAAACAAGGATGGGCAGACCTGGAAGCAGTAGCAGAAGCTATCAATAAATTGCGTGAACAGCAACAAAGTCTGGAACCTGAATACCTAAAGCAGGAAAATAGCGTACGCCAGGTTGCAGCTCTGGAATTGGTTTCCTTTTATCACCTGGCGAAAGCCGTTGATGTTTTGGGGGTCTATATAGGCAAAGGTGAACCTGCATCAGCAATAGATGAAGTGGACTTTCATATGAACCGGGCGATACGTGCAGCAGATACAGCCGGCATTGTGGAACTAGCGCTTTTACTTCGCTGGATGGCTGCGGCTGCCCGGGCCACTGGCCGGAGATATGGGAGCTGTGTAATAAGCATCGGGTGAGAAAGGTCTGCATTTTAAATGGGCAGGATTTCTGCGCCAGGGGGGAGCGGAATTTGTTTAGGTGGGGGTACTGGGATTGGGCGGGGGAGCGAATTTGAAGGATAGGAGTGTTTCAAATAAGTAAGCGCGACAGAAGAATGAAGGCCTCAACGGTATGATTTTTATGTTTCTGGCCAACATCGCGTGCCAATTCTATAAGCAAAAGGGGCTGACAACATATCCTGCAATACTCTACCGCATCGATATCTATATAGCTTAATTCATATGCCTTTTCTCGACCAATGTATCGCTTTGTCGAATCTGTTCTATGCCAACCAGAGTAAGTTAAATCTCTTGTTCCAAAGCGTTCCTCGTCCATTAAGGTACCCTCCATACAACAATCTCCCTGGTGAGTACTAGACATTTTTTATTTGCTTTGGCCCATTCAACCATTTGTGCATTACACTGCTGACTTTCATATGGTACGGAAAACCGCATATCAACAGGCAGTTTGACCATTCTAAGCATATCACCCACATGATCAATAAACTGCCGCTCCGGTGCTTTCCATTGCGTCGGCTGGATGATCAATGCGATAACCGCACCAGAATATAACTTTTTTCCAAAAACGTTAATCAATCCAGCCAATGTCTCATTAAAGTGTTCTAACGACATATTCGCAAGATCCGTTGGGTCATTACTATACTGTCCTTCCGCTTGTTTCCAATAAGGCGGATCAAGATAAACCAATTTAACATCCTGCCATCTTGGGAGCGGTGGCAGACCATTAGTTATATCCCATTTACGAATCTCTTTTTCCCGTTCTACAATCGGCATTCTGTCGCTAACATAATAGCGCCGGAAGCGTTTTTTGCAAATGTCAATAGTGCTTCCACCACCAGCAAAAGGATCTACCACAATATCAAAAGGCTTTGTGTAGAGGTATAAAAGGTTATCAACCCACCGCACTTCGCTATTACCATAATGGCTAGAACCAGGAGTTTTCTCCTGCTGTTTCCAGATGTTGTAGATCGGCGGCTCGAAGTCCACCAAGTGGTTTGCGGCGGCTTTGTGATTTTCGGCAAGGTTGCCGATTTTCACAAATTCTTCTGCCATCTTTGTTACGGTAGAACGTTCTATCCCCACCGCCTCCGCTATCTCCTCCTGGGTGTAGCAGGCAAGCCACATTTCAAAAATGCGTTTATTTCTGGCTTCTTTGGCATCCTTGTCTATGCGCGAAAGCCAATTCCTTATCGTTCGCTCGCTTACAGAAAGAATTTTAACAAGATGTTTCTTTTTCTCGTCCCGCTCCCTTTCTGGCGCAACATGGTAAATCCGTCGTGCCATTTCCTTTTTGTCTTCCTGTGAAAGCTGTAAACCGTGTGCAGCATTTCTTTGTATAGCAAGCTCAAGTAAATGTGCATCACTTTTAGTTGGCATTACAATTGCCTTTATTCTTTCCGCTCCAACCTTCTTGTGTGCTGTCCACCTATGCCAACCATCAATTAGTTCATTATGCTGATTTACTTCAATCGGTGGCAACACTTCCAAATCTTCCGCATACTTTTGAACAGTAACTGAATTGGTCTCAATGCGTGGGTATAAATCTTCTCGAAAAACAATTTCAGATACTTTTAACGTAATTTCACTCATATACCATCTCTCCCTTATGGCTTATTTCTCCCAATAAAAAACCCCGCCCAGAAGAGCGGGAGAAAACTCTTGTCGCCGTGCACTGGCTATCTGAGCGGGTTATTCACTTTTCCACTTCGCCCCTCCGCCGCCTGCCTTGCGCTTATCCTCGCATGGCAAGCACGACACAGTGCCACCAGGTTGCTTACACCGTGCGTCCCGCCATCCGCTGGCCGGATAATATGATGTGCCGTCTCGCTCTGCGCGCCACACATTGCACAGTACGGCTGCGCCTTCAGCACCGCCGCCCGGTTGCGCAGGTATTCGCCCTTATATCCTTCAAAGTTTCTGCGCCCTGCCCATGGCTCCCGCCTGTGCTTTGCGCATCTTCCGCCCGCAACGGCGAAGCCTGGACAGCCTGGGTAGGTACATGCCCGTCTAGGCTTCGTCGGCATCTATCGTCACCCTGAACGCAGTATTTTTCAGCAGTACCAATTTTACTGCCTCTGCTATTTCGCTCTCCGGTATATCCAGTTTCAGCCGTACGGTGCCTTGCCCTGATATATTAATTGCGCTCATAATGTCCGGCACAGTTGCCAAAAACGAAATTCTCACAAAATGTCACCCCGCTTTTTTAATCTGTACAATTTTTCTTCCACTCCCTCGGGCGTCATCCTCTCCCTCCGGGCAATTATCTCCCACAACCTTTTCCTGGAAATATTGCCCGCATGAACTTTTGAATGGCATTGGGCGCACAGTTGTATCAAGTTCAGCGGATGATCAGGGCCGCCCGCACCGCGGCTAATAACGTGGTGGGCGCCTCCGTACGCGCGTGTGCCGCATATTTCGCAATAAAATTTCTGCGCGGCATAATAAGCCACGGGATCAACAAGGCGGCAGGGCTTGTTATACATAGCACCACCTCGGAAGAGGAATGATTGCGGGCCAAAGGCCCTGCCCCCGGCACAAGCTAAACAGCAAGACCGGGGGCAAGTTTCACTCCTAAACAGGCCCCCGGCTCAAGGATCCCACACGTCTAAGCGTGCTGAGCTGTTCTTCAGCCCCTTGAGTTTCCCCGGCGCAAGCCTGCAGCCGTATTACGTGTTGCAAAACAAAAGGCCGCCCCGGAGGGACAGCCTTTATTTTACATTATTAGCTATATCTGTAAATCCTTATGCGTATCTTATAGTTTGATTATATATTTCAAGTTTTTGATTGTCAATACCCTTTTTCAAGTTTCTCTCAAATATTTTTTTACTTTTTTTTCTTCTCTCTTGCGCCCCGCCTTTTTGCTGTTGCCGCCTTTTTTAGCCAATGCTTTTTTGTACGCCTGCTCATCGTTCCATAGTATTTCTGCTTCGCTTTCTTCGGTAGTGCCCGGAAACCAGCGACCCCCGCAGTCGGGGCAATACCAGTACATACTCATGTTGCCGCCCGGTTCGATTTTTACGAGGTTAACTTCACACCAGAAACATTTCATCTGATTGCCTCCTCGCCTGGGTTATGGTATAATGCTTTTGGCAGATACTCCCATAGCCCCGGACAGGGGTATTTTTATTTGCAGCAGCCGCCGGTTGCAGAAACGCCTTTGATAACACCTTTCGCTTTGACACGGCGGCCACTGCAGTATTTTCAGCGGCGGGGT